TGATTGCTTATGCTGCGCGTGTCAGTAATCCGAATAATCAGAACAATACCAAGACGGCAAAGAAGTTGCTGGGGTATCTGATCAAAGAGGGTCACTGGTCACCGTTCGAGATGGTTTCGATTACCATGGAGATCACCACGACTCGTGATATCAGTCGGCAGATCCTACGGCATCGGTCCTTCTCGTTTCAGGAGTTTAGTCAACGGTATGCGGTCTCAGAGTCCTTTACGACCAATCGTGAGGCACGTAAGCAACACCCTACTAATAGGCAGTTGAGTACAGTAGATGATGATGCGGAGCGACAGAGGAAGGCACAAGAGGTCTTCAGCGAGATGCAGAGCGAAGTGTCTAGGGTAGCAAAAGACTACTATGAGATGGCACTCAACACAGGTATCGCCAAGGAACAAGCACGTGCGTTGTTACCCGAAGGATTGACAGAGACCACATTGTATATGTCTGGTACTCTCCGGTCATGGGTACATTACTGTGAGTTGCGAATGGGTCATGGTACACAAAAAGAACATATGGAAGTTGCTAAGATTGCTTGGGATATTTTAGCACAACACTTTCCGGATGTGACAGGAGCAGTTGAGGAAAGGAATCATGAATCTTGATCATCTAAAATATCCAAAGTTAGGGTGGGGTTATATGCATCCTCTCGAAAGTATTTTTGATGCGTTTCGATATTGCTATGAAAACTATAATCCTACTCAAGTTTTAGAAATTGGGTTTCATATGGGGCACTCGACTACGTATCAGTTAGAGATATATAAAAACGCAAAAATCAAGTCAATATCTCCTCATCCAGAACAGTATCGCCCAAAGACTTTATTAGAAGGCAATTATGTACCACCTTCTGATAGGCAACAAATGATAGAGACCATGAAAGAAATTTATGGTAATAGATTTGGATTTATATCAGGAAAAACCCAGGAAGTAGCGAATGCGATTGTAGAATGGAATGATCAAATTAGCATAAAATTTGATTTTGCTTTAGTAGATGGATCTCATTTCTATCCTTATGTTGTCCAAGATGTTCAATTGTGTCTAAGATTAGGCATTCATTGTTTATTAGCTGATAATTATAATAATCCTGAAGTTACTCAGGCATTTGAGGAAGCAGGTTATCGTAAGGTAAAAGAATGGATTTATACCGATAATTTTAAAAACCGCCCCGAAAAGACAAGTATAGCACTTGTTGAATACACACCTTAATAAAGAGATTAATATAATGAATGGTAAAAAAGCAAAGTTGTTCCGCAAAGTCGGGAAAATTATTGACAAGAAAGAAAAAAAGATGTATAATAGTTTAAATCATGTAGAAAGTGGTATTCTATCTGGTCTCTATAAACATATCGTAGAGAATAATGCGGAAGCAATTGCCGCCCAGAAAAAAACGCCCAAAGGTAAAAAGGAACCGCAGATTAATTCTATTCATCCTTCCGGTTTAAATCGTAAGCAACGAAATCAAGCTGCTAAAATGCAGCAGACACCTAGAATGATGAGCGAGATCATTGCTGATAAAATGAACGAAGAGTTCGAAAATCAACGTGTTCAAATAGCAGAACAAAATTTAGCAGATGTAATTACAGAAGGTAAATAATTTTATTATGAACGTGTTCTATCTTTCAGAAGACCCTAAAACATGTGCAGAAATGCATTGTGATACACATGCCTCTAAAATGTGTGTCGAGTACGCTCAGCTATTATCTACTGCCCATCGTGTAATCGATGGTGAGTTATGGTATGGTCGAACAATCAACGGTAGAAAAATTGCAAGATACTTTTTAGAAGACGGTGAAATGAATAGTACGCTGTATAAAGCATCCCATATCAATCACCCGTCAAATAAATGGTTGCGGGAGAGTCAAGACAACTACGAGTGGTTGTATGAAATGTGGGTAAATTTATGTGATGAATTCAAGTACCGATATGGTAAACTACATAAATCGTATGTTGATCTAGAACTATATCTTATGTTGCCTCCACAAAAAATTGGTGGTGGCGGGTTTACACAACCTACCCCAGCTATGCAAGCATTTCCTGAATGTATCGTAGAAGGTGATTCTATAACATCTTATCGTAATTATTATTGGGAAGCAAAACGAGATTTTGCTAAATGGACTAAACGCGACAAACCGGAGTGGTGGAATGAACGGGAAAGGATCGAAACCGAGACCCCTGTCAGTCTCGAAGGATGATTTCCAAGATAATTGGAATAGGATATTTGGTATGAAAGAACATAAAACAACTGTGAACATCAATGAAAAGATATCTAATCATTGGTCAGAGAACGGCAAGAAAGAAGCAATCGTGATGAAGAGTGAATCAGGTTATTCGGTTGAACTGTATGAACAGTCGCGGTATATCAGAACGGTGGAATGTTTTGACAAGTCGCTGCCTTATGCCGAAGATGTTGCGGAGAACTTTTGTTTGGGAATGTTATCATGAAAATCGTAGTTGCGGGTTATGGTCCCGTTGGGCAAGCAGTACACCATGCACTAGAACAACTGCCTAGTGAGCAGAATGTCTTTATTGATGATCCTGCAAAGGGTTTTAACTATTATCGAGATGAACAGATCGATCCTCCTGATGCTGTTGTAGTATGTGTTGCGACACCGGCTCGTCCTGACGGTCAGTGCGACACGTCTAATGTTGCCGCAGTGCTAGACAAATACTACTCGTGTAACCCAGACACTAAGTTTCTAATCAAGTCTGCGGTTGATCCTTTGTGGTTGAGTGATATTCACGAGACTGCTATAATCGCGTCTGGTACGATGGATTCTGTTCTTGATGTACATTATCGCCTGACATACTCGCCCGAGTTTCTTGGTTCGTCTAATATGCATCGGTCTACTCAAGATGAGTTTATGGGTCAGACGTTTGCGATCTACGGTGGCGATGACTGTCGGTTCTGGGACGAGTTGTTCAAACCGGTCTTGCCTGAATTGAAAGAAGTTCGTTACCTGTCATTAGAACAAGCAGCATTCTCTAAGTACGTGGAGAATTGTTTCTTAGCAACCCGAGTCACTTTCTTTAACGAGATGTATAGCATATATAAAGAGTGTGGGTTTGAGGGTTTCGATGGTATGATCGATGCTATCGCACTTGATCCTCGCATTGGTAAGTCGCACTCACAGGTGCCAGGACCAGATGGTAAGTTTGGGTACGGTGGGCATTGTCTGCCGAAAGACATGGCAGCTTTAAGATTCATCACTAGAAATTCTCCTTTGCTAGACGCAATCGTAGACGCTAACGAAGAGTATCGATATGGCGAAGATTAAGAAAAAACCTACACCTAAGAAAATCAAAACTCTTATTCCTGAACCCAACTGGGAAAAGTTTTCTAAGTTTACTGATGAAGAAAAACAGTTGGATGCTTATAAGCAAGCGAGCGATTTTGTTCATTATGAAGTGTCCGATAAAGATGCTCTTGCTAGTTTAAAAGTTTGGATTCGTAAACAGTCGGGATGGAATCTTCATGAAGAGACTAAAACTCTGCCAGACACTTTCATGTTACCGTTTGCAAAGTATGGTTTTATCGCAGTTGAATTAGGATACATGCCGAAAATAATCTTTTCAAGTTTAGAGAAGAATTTAAAACCTCTACTTTTACGTGCAGAAGTTTTACGTAGCAGGGTTCATTCAGATCCGTTGTTGCATTCCGATATCGTTGCATTAGACAAAGATCATTTCCTTTCAGAGGAAAAGGTTAGAGAATGGGCAGAAACGGCAAAGAAGTATATTTCTGCTAACAAGAAAGATGCTGAAGGTAAAGATCCGCACCGTAGACTTGCTTTACAAAATGCCGAGACCTACCTTGCTAATATTCGAACATATCTTAGGACTGGAGTATGGAACGATCTTTTCTATGGTGAGAATAGAGAGAAGAAAACTTTGTGGGTTTGTAAATCATTAGCATATGATGAAAACGGTGTAGTCAAACGGACGGTAGGAACATACTACCCCGATATAGGTATGATATGGACAAAGGAATTAGAAAATGGATCTTGATGGTTTAATGTTAACTAAACAAAAATTTAGTAAAATGGTAGAAGTAGTCGTTAAAGAAAAACGTATTAGTTATCTTGATGCAGTTATTCATTTATGTGAAAAGATTAATATAGAGGTTGAAGATATGACCAAATATATTTCCCCTGCTATAAAATCTAAAATTCAAAGTGAAGCTACTAAACTTAATTTAATGCAAGTTAAAAATAAAAGTATAGAATTAGAATGAGCGATATACAAAGATTTGAATTAGACAGATGGTTTGCTAAGACCTTGGATTATCCTGAGTGGGTAAAAGAAGCAAAAGAAAATGCTAATACATTGTGGGAGTTATATGATAACGGTACACCTAATGCTACTGCTCTTAACGGTTACAGTCTTTTGTGGAAAATGTACTGGGAAGGATATACTCCCATTTCTCATTTGCTCCCATCTTTAAACAATTGGTTAAAAGAAAACAATGCTGAAATTAGTTATTGGTTTATTAATGAGCTTACTACCAAATCAGCAGATAATATAATATTTAAAGATCCTATCAATGTGCCCGACGATTTTAAACAGTCCTTAACTATTCATACTGATACGCAATGGGATTGGGATAAAAAACTTGAACATGATCATTCAAAAGCAAGGGATTCATTTCCCGATCCCAAAGTGACAATAAACATACCATTAGACGATAACGATGGTTTTTATGCACTAAGATCATATAGTTACGGAAATCCACCAGCACGACAAGTCGCAGTGTCACAATTTGGTTTTGAGTTTGATGGGCATGGCGTATACGACTCAAGAGACGTTGAAATGGTTTTTGAAGAACTGGATGCTAAAAACAAACCAGTGATGATGAATACGTGGCAACCTCATAGTTGGCATAAAACAACCGATACCTATATTCGAAGATTGATTATTCGTCTTGGTACAGCTCGCGCTGGTTATGGTCTGGGTATTCCGCATGCAGACCCATGGCATTTATTCGATGCTGATTAATACTTGACATTTGAAATATTTGTGGTACTATATACTACTACATTATGAAAATACTTTGAAATACACTGTAATACTCTGACTATACAAGGAAAAAATATATGTCATTTGAAGCACTCAAGCGCAATCGCGCAAACGATCTCTCTCGCCTAGTCGCTGCTGCTGCTGATACCGATCAGCAAAAAACAACGAAATCCTATGTCGATGAGCGTCAATGGAAACCCACAGTAGATAAAGCAGGAAACGGTTATGCTGTTCTACGATTCTTACCAGCACCAGAAGGCACTGATCTTCCATGGGCAAAGTTTTGGGATCATGGGTTCAAAGGTCCAACCGGACAATGGTACATCGAGAAGTCATTGACTTCACTCGGTCAGCAAGACCCAGTATCAGAGGCAAACACTAAACTGTGGAACTCTGGCGATGATCGAGATAAGGATATCGCACGTGAACGCAAGCGTCGATTACACTATGTCTCTAACGTACTCATTGAATCGGATCCTAGCAATCCAGCAAACGAAGGTCAGGTAATGTTATTTACCTATGGTAAAAAGATCCATGATAAGATTATGGATGTAATGAATCCAGAATACCCAGATGAGAAGCCAATGAATCCTTTTGATTTTTGGTCTGGTGCATCCTTCAAACTAAAAATTCGTAAATTCGAAGGTTATCGAAACTACGATAAGTCTGAGTTTGACTCTCCGTCAGAACTTTCAGCAGACGAATCGTTTCTTGAAGAAACGTATTCTAAACTGTATGATCTTGGTGAGTTTACTGACCCAGCACAGTATAAGTCATATGAAGAACTATCTGCTCGTTTGCAAATGGTGTTAGGTGAATCAGCACCGGCAGTCCAAGCATTTCGTGCAGTAGAAGAAGTCCAAGCACCGGCACCTGTTAGGGAAGCACCTGCTCCCTCAGTATCGGCAGCAGACGAAGATGACACAATGTCATACTTTGCTAAATTGGCAGAGGAAGATTAGGACCGTTGTTCCTTCGTGCTTCTGCCGCAAAACAACACTAAAGCACCTTCGGGTGCTTTTTTTATATCCCTTCTATTTCTCTTTGATCATTAATAGACAAAAGAGCATCTGTCAAATTTCCAGTAGGTTCTACGATTGAAACACTGGTGCCGTCTATGATCGCAGTAATATCATTACCATCAAAATTATTTCGTTGAGAAGAATTAAGATCACTTCTATTAAGTTTGTGTTTTCCTTTACTTTTGGCAGAAGAAGGAAGATCATCAAACTGTATTAGTGATACAGATTTAGGAACTCGCTGTCTTCTTACTTTAATTTTTTTAGGCATTATGCTGGTCCTTATCCACGACTACGTTTGGGTTTCCAAATAGGATTACCAGCAGATGCGGTTGCTCCGACTAATACAGATTGATTTGCATTAGTCGTGGTACTAGAATTTTGGGGTGCGTTTATTTGGACCACACCACCGCCTCCTTTACCAGCAACATTTTCCGCAGCAGCATCAGTTAACTGTTCCGTTTGGTCTTCTCTTTTACCG